CTATATCAATGCCATCAATCCATGAGACTTCTTTTATAATTCTGGCAGGATTTTTAATACCAGTATTTGATGGTGTTAAATGCGGAAAATATTCCGTATTATTTTGATCCAAAAGAAGCCCTTGACCATTTTCAAATACTATGGTGTCGTATCCATTAAGTAATTGATCATCATTTACGACATGTACGTGCGACATCATAAAATCAAGATCTTCATTGTAATGGTCTTGAAGTCCAGGATTTTTGAAAGGATTAAATAATTCTTCTTCCTGTTCAGATAACGTAATTCCCATGCTTTTGAACATATTCATATAATATGACCATGACGATGTGAACGTATAAATCTGTTTTTTATATCGTTGAATTGTATTATAAATCCCCATTCCGCAACTTCCGTGTTTATCATTACCACGACTTTTCTCAATTATTTGATTTGCCATCATATCAAGAGGATTTGTAATCATACATTTTCCATGAACGTACACATAAGGTTCCCATCCTAAATTTTTCAATTCTTCCCATTCTTCCTTAAATACCAGAGGATTTAAAATAAAATCCTCCGGTAAATAAGTATCTGCTCCGTTTAATGTTCCAGAGCCGAAATGATGAAAGACATGCCGGGTTCCGTCTGATTTTAATACTGTGTGTCCTCTTTGAGCGCCGCCATTTGAACACACAACGATACAGTTATCTGCATTTTTAGTATAATAATCTGTTAATTTACCCTTGCCCTCGTCACCAAAGTTTGCTCCGATGACAATTTTTATATCTTTCATAAGTTATTCTCCTTACCAAACAATAGCTCCTGATTCATCTGTCTCTGCCTGAACTAATGGTGTTACTTCTGGGATGTTGTTGCTTTCATTTGCAGAAGTAATAATTTCTACAATTGTATCTGTAATATCATCAAGTTTATTAATTGTACAAAAATGCTTATCATCAAGATATTCTAAAAATGATTTTTTAATTTGCTCTTGGTCATACCCACCACGATGATTTACATTAATATGATAGATATCAAATTTCTCAGCAGTTTCTGTATACAAGTCTTTTGTTTCTACATCAGCCTGAAGTGAATCTCCTGTAGCATTTGATAAGCCACAATAATATGCTGTCCTTGGAAGATAAGGATTAAGTCTCTCATCACCAATTGTGATAATTATTCCTTTTTTACCTCTATTCCAACAATCAAGCTTTGTATGTCTGGCACCAAAATACCATGCAGCAGTGTAAGATTCATAAGAATTACCACCACCACCAAACTCAAAATAAACTTTCTCAAGCTGTTCTGCAATTCGAATATCGGATTCAAACTGAGATGCCTGTATTGGAAACCTATCATATGACAAATCGCCAATACCCATTACCATAAATTCAATATCTTCAACTTGTTCATATAATTTCGTCATAATATTATTAAGTTTTTTAGATATTTCAACAGCTGCCTGCCCCATAGATCCGGTAACATCTAAAGCTAAAATAACTGGAACTGTATTTGGATGTTCTTCACTATCACAACATTCTCTTACGACATTTTTAGGATTGAGTGATGAATCAAGTTCTTTTGATTTAAACATTTCCTGATTAGAATAGCTTTTTGTGACTACTCCTCGTGAATCAGTGTCATATCCTCTTGTTGTTGCATAATTTACAAAACTTGCCGTTGTCCAACTTCCGCTTCCCATAATTATTCATCCTCCTCTAAATCATCTTCACTATCTTCTGTGTCTGTATCATCCATGCTAAAATCAAACATACCGTCAAATACATCACCAATACCACCATTCATCATCATAAATGGCATCATAGCACTCATTGGATTACTGTCTGTTCCAGTTCCGGTACCGGCCGCTCCATTCATCATCTGGGACATCATCATATATTTAAAGATTTTATTTGCACTATTCTTATCTTTTCCAAGATTACTTCCGAACATAGATACAATTTTTCCATAGAAATAAGTATTGCCCATAAATACATGGCGCTCCGGCAGAATTGTTTCAACTGTAGAATCTTCATAATTGATTACAGTGATCTTTGTTTTATCTGCTTCGATGACGCACTTAGGTTTGCCATTGACAAGGATGATGTCTCCTTTAGCCACCTTATTTGTTGGAATGACGAAGAAAAAGTTTTCATCTACTCCAGGAAATACAAAATTACCGCAGTTTGTGAGCTTTCCGGATTTAACATTGTAACTCTTATATCCATTGGAAGTTTTTACTGCAATATTACCGCTCATGGATAACTTACACATTCCACTACCAATTTTCCCAAACATTCCATTCATAAAATTATTCATCATTTTAATTCCCTCCATTGTTTAATTTAATTTCTATTGATTACATTAATCTGGCAGCTTTCCATTACATCAAGAGCCGCTTTATGCTTTTCCGGTGTTGATCCTGCGCAGCATGATGCATCCACTGTGATTTTTGCCTCTGGATAATAAGTTTTAATCAAAAGAGCGTTCGTAATAACACAAATGTCTGTGCATACTCCAATAATTTCAATATCTAATAAAGAAGAATCATATGCGATACCAAATGTTTCTTCCCAATCCCAGTCATCAAATCCAAAAGTAGATTTACAACATACCATAAAACTATCGAGATTTTTATAATCAAGTTCATCAACAATTTCCCAACCTTTAGTACCATACATACAATGTTCAGGAAGTTTTCTGCCCTCTGAAGTATCTGCGTAATCTGAATGATGAGTATCCTTTGTAAGAATTACATAGTTCTTATTATTCTTATATTCATCAAATTTCTTTTTCACATTTGGTACAATAGCTTGTGCTTCCGGTGTTCCAAGAACTCCTGTCACAAAATCATTCTGCACATCAATTACAATCAGAACTTTCTTCTTCTCTTTTTCCATTTTTATTCTCCCATTCTTTAATTTGCTGTGCTCCATCTTCAACTTGCTGCTTATCATGTCTTGAATAATTATCTGCTGGACCATAAGCACCTTTATGTCGATATGAAGCATGTCCTTTACGAGTATTAGTTTTTACTGCAGTACCACCTCGACCAAGCAAACCATTATGACCTTTTGCTAATATACCAGATTTAAATTCAGGTTCATCAATCCATTCTCCAAGATATCTTCCGGAATATTTTTGGCCCTTAATTAATCTGCGTCTCTTTTTAATACTTTTTAACCTTTGTTCTCTCAAATATCCTCTTTTACGTTCCGGCATTACTATTCCTCCAGTCTATACAAAATAATTGGTCCACCTTCAATATAGAACGTCGCATTGTAATCTATAAATTCTCTAGCCTCATCTTCTGTCATATCCTCATGGTTAACTAAAGATTCAATCATTTTTTCGTAATCATATATTGCTCTATCATCAGAAGAAATACCAAGAAACGCATCTTCATAAGATGGATTTGTAAAAAATATCGTTCCCTCGTACCCGGCCTCTAACAATAACCGTTCGGTTTTTGTTTTTTTTGATGCTTGATGATCCTCATAAATATTATCTGCATGTGCTTCAATGTCATCATGTAACGTCTCTTCTGGGTAATCTATAAGAGAATCCATAATATAAGAAGAAGTAATCATATTTAAAGCCTTCTCTTCTGAAATTTGATATTTTCTTTGTAATACATCTTGCAATCCTTCAATGTATCCCTTAACACTTTCTGTAAGTTCTGACATATCTACCATTATGCGATCCTCACAATCTGTTCATATAGAACTATATCTTTTATTGTTATTGCTTTATTGTCGTGGTAATGACCACACAACCAACGCTTATAATCAACATTGCACTTTATTTCTTCCAGATAATTAGTTAACTTATCCGGCTTATATAATCCATGTGATAATAATGCTGCTGTAGAGGAAGCTGTACAATGTGTCAGGATAAAATCTACCTTATCATTATGTTCTGCCAGGTTCTTTATACCTTCATTCATCTCTTTTTGGTTGGGCATTTCTCGCTCCCACCATGAAATGTGATTGATGCGGTACATTTTATCCGGATCATCCCTCCATTCTTTTACTCTTGGATCGTCAATCTCTAATACTCCATCTGAAATATCATGACTTGAAGCCCCTCCAAAGGTAAAGAATTTTAAATCATCTATCTCAAATACCTGTCCTCTCATAAGATGAATTATCGATGGTTTAATAAAATGCACCTTACCACCATGCCATTCTTCTACTGGATAAGAATCTAATATGTCGTAATTTTCATGATTACCATCAATAAAGAGTGTAGTAAAGTTTCTCTCTTCAAGCCAATTTAGATACCACCTTTGTTGCGGTGAATCTCTCCATATTCCAAAATCTCCAAGAATTATCACATAATCGTCCTTCGACATCTCACGCTGTTCGGGGAAAGAATCCATATTAACTCTATGGATCCAATCCCCATGCGTATCTCCGGTTATCCAAATCATGTCCGTGATCCCCAAATGAAGTA